AACAAAAACACCTGATGAAATCTTAAAAGATTTAAATAGTGCTGTTTCTGATATGTTAGATTTAACAAAAGGTGTAGAAGTACCAAATACTATCGTTATGCCTATCGCTCAATATAATCATATTGCTACAACTGCAAGAAGTGCGAATAGTGACACTACTATTTTAGAGTTCTTTAAAGGTAACAATCCAGGGATTGAGGTAATGTGGGCTACTGAATTAAAAGGTGCGTTTGCAGGTGGAACTGATGGGTTTATTGTTTACAATAGAAATCCTGATAAGTTATGGATGGAAATCCCTATGATGGTACAAATGTCACCAGCTCAAGAAAAAGGACTATCTTATGTAGTGCCTTGTGAGTCAAAATTTGGTGGGGTTATAGTTCCGTATCCTTTATCTGTATCTTTTAGAAGAGGTATCTAATTAAAGGGGAGTTTAAAAGCTCCCCTTTTTTTACTCCTTAATCAATAAGGCTAAAACTTCTTCTTTTGTTGCTGGTCTTAGACGAGGACATTTATCGTATTCTTCTTTAGAAAAAATAACAATAGGATTGTCGTAAGAGTCAATACATAAACAAGGAAAATTATCAGGATTTTCATACCATTCTTTTTTAATTGGTTTCAAATGATACTCTTGTATATCTACATCATTTCCTTTTAAATCCCATTTTGTAGAATCTATAATTGTACAAGAATCTCTACCGACATATCCTACATAATAATCACCTATTTTTTTTAATATTTCACCTTCGAAATTAGCAGTAAATCCATAATCTTTGAAATTGTTTTTAGGTTTAGATTCTACATATTGAAATTCGCCATTTACTAAATGGATTTCTGCTCCTGAAATATTTTTACAAAATCTAGCTTCATATCTATTGCCCTTAGAATATATATTAACATATTTGTATTCACCGATATAATTAGAAACACAACCTAATTCCCAAAAAGAAACTTTTCTTTTTAATAATTTATCTACATTTTCTCCCGTAGCTTCACACCAAGTATTATTTAAATCAATCATTTTTCTATCCTTTTTATTTAACTATATCAACATAAAACATAAAAGTAAATATTTTCGCTATATTTATACATTAATTTTAATCCTACATTACAAAAAGTAACATTAAGCTATAATCTAACAATAAAAACAAAAAACATTACAAAAGGTAACAAATGAGCCTATTAAACCAACAAACAAATACAAATGCAATTCCAAATCACGATATTTTTTACACTAAATTTAAATTAAATGGAAGTAGTGCTTTAAATATAAACGGAACAACTCCAAAAGTATTTAGACTTGAAGATTTAACAATAACTATACAAGATAATCTTAGTTCACTTAATTTCTTTGAAGTTAGTGCTAGTGGGGTTAAATTATGATAAAATTAAAAATAAAAATTTAAAGGAATAAAATGGAAATTATTTTAAATAAACCATCTGTTTACAAAGTTGGAAATGTAATGTTATTGCCAGGTTCAAATGAAGTAGTAGAAAATGATGATTTAAAATCATTCTTAGCTAATCCACTTGTAAAGCTAGATATTGATACTAAGGTTATTGAATTAGTTGAAGATAAACCAGCTGAAAAACCAACTAAAGGTAAATAATGACTATTGATGAGTTACTATCTACAATCGCTCCAGACTTAGCAACTCTACCAAATAAAGACGGTGCAATATTTATAGCCGATAGTCAAGCCCCACAGTGCAAAAATAGAGATTTAGCAGTTGCTTATTTAGCTGCTCACATTTTATCTACATCTAAAACAAATGGGGCTGGGGCAGTTAGCGGAATGAGTGAAGGTGCTTTATCTTTATCTTTTGCTACAAGTGGAAATAACAATAGTTTATCTTCTACAAGTTATGGAAATGAGTATTTAAGACTTACTTCTGCGTGTATCTTTACGGCAAGAACTAGAATAGAGTTTTAAGGCTCTATTCTTTTATTAATCCAAGTTTGTTTTCTTGAATTGTATCTATAATTTTAAAATTTTTATATAATTGCTTATTAAAATCAAAAGAGCCATGAGTAAAAGTCTTAATAATATATTTTAAATCTTCTTTTAAGAAATGAAAATAACCTTTTAATTGTGTATAGCCATGACTTCCACTTGCTGTAAACTCAACAATAGAACTATCAGCATATATTTTATTATTGTTGATGTCGTTTAAGCCTATATAATCAAAACTATCATATAGTCTAGCACTTGAATATATATGGTCAATTTCTTTTATAAGAATTACAAAATCATCACCTTTATCTTTAGTAAAAGATACTTCTTCCCAATTTATGAATTTACTATCTTCACTATCCCAAAATACACATTCTTTCATTTTCTATCCTTTTTATTTAACTATATCAAACATCATATTAAAAAGTAAAGTTTTTACATAATAATTTTACACTAGTGTAACTACTTGTAACATTTAGCTATAATTACCTTATGAAATCAACATTAAAAGTAAATGACAAGCTATGGAAAGAGATTAAAGCTCAATTTCCTAAAATAGACAAAGCGGTTGTTAAAACTGGAATTCAATCAGACGCAGGTGAAAATGAGGGCGTGAGTATTGCTGAATATGCTGCATTTAATGAATTTGGTACTAGAACAATACCTGAAAGACCATTTATGCGAAAAACATTCGATGATAACTTAGCTAACTATAATAAATTAATTGAGAGATTGTTTAAGGGTATGTTAGGCGGTAAACTTGATGCTAAGTTTGCTTTTGATACTTTAGGACAGCAAACAGAAGATGATATGAGAAATACTATTACAAATGGTAATTTTAAGCCTAATAGTGATATAACTGTTAATGGTGGATGGATGAAATCACCGAGTGGTAAATCTTTTTATGTAAAAGGAAAAGGAAGCAATAGACCTTTAATTGATGGGGGGGCAATGCTAAAAGCAATTAGATACGAGGTAGAGGGTATTTAGCCCTCTATTTATTAATTTGATATATAGATTTTAAACTTTGCATATACTTTTGGTTGAATAAGCCTAAAAATAGAAGAAGATTCTATTTGTCTTATTCTTTGTCTTGTTAGATTGAAATGTTTACCTATCTTATCAAGAGTTTCCCCTTCTATTCTTTTATTAATTATATAAAATTCTCTTTCAGACAAAATCTTTTCACTTAAGCAAAAATCTAAATATGTAGAAAAATCGCTATTTAATTCATTATTTATTTTCTGTTCTAGTAGGCATCGTTTCCTTGTCATCTTTAACTCCTTTTTTTATTTAACTATACTACATTTTAAAATATATTTCAATTAACAATACATAATTTACAAATATTTTTTAGTAGTAGTAACTTTTTGTTACAATTACATAAACGAGGTACAAAAATGTTTAATATATTCAGAAAAGATTTAACAGTTAAAAGGAAAATAGCAGGAAGCTATGTAAATGGTTTTTGGGTTGCAGGAACTGATACAACTTTAACAATAAAAGCGAGTGTCCAGCCTTTAAGCGGAAAAGATATAGAATTGCTTCCAGAGGGTAAAAGACTAGCAGGTGGCTATAAACTATTTACAAATGATACTTTAAAAGTTGCTATTGAAGGAACTGGACAAGATGGAGATATAGTTTCAATTTATGGCTTTGATTATGAAGTAGTAGGGCAAGAGATATGGGCTAATAATTTAATTAATCATAATGTTTATTTGGTTAGCAAGGTGCTGGGGTAAGAGAGAGGGGCTAGATTCCCTCTTTTTTACTCTTGTATTCCTATTGCTTTTAAATCTTCAAATAAAACTTTATTTCCTGATAATCTACATATATAATTTTTAATTGTTTTATCATCTAAATATTCAAATAGAAAAGTTCCATCGGAACTATGTTCACAAATATAAGGCTGACAATCATCTTCATAATATAATATATCCCCACCTTTTCCATCTTCACTTAATGAAGCAAATATTTTATTTCCTTTACTGTCTAACATATCAGAAAAGTGTATTGCTAGTGTTGTTGGGTCGATTTTACTTAAATTTGTATTTATATCATCTCTAATTAACAAATAATCAGTAAATACTCTTTTTGTTAGCATTCCCATTACATACTCATCACTATCAATTTTCTTAGCTCTATAAATTGGTATATTCATAATCTATCCTTTTTCTCTTATTATAACAAACTCCAAACAACATTTAGCCTTTTAGCTATAATTTTTTATATTCATAAGCAAAAAGTCCTTTTTTGTTTATATACTTTGTTCCATTTTTTGGCTGTTCATTTAAAAATAAAAAGTCACTATCTTTTACTTTTATATAATATGGTTGTAGCCAAATTATACATTTTGTATCTCTCCAAGTTTCTACCATAGTTGGAATAAATGCAAATTTCTTCTTCCTTGACGGATGATAATTTTCATCGCTTGTAATGAATAAATATATAATGCAAATAAAAATAAAATAACCAAAAAACATAGCTAAAGTATTTATAAAATCAATCATTTTTATTTCCTTATCATCTAATATACTGTAAGTTATTTTATTTTTGTAAACTTTTGGCTCTTCAAGTTCTGCTATTGCTCTGCAAACTCTCATATAGTATGATTTATTATAGTGCATTTCAACACGCATTCCATAATCTTGACTTCTTTCAATTTGCTCTTTTATTTCATTTAATATTTTAATTGCTTCCATTTTTTATTACCTCAAATTTATTTATTTCAAAATATCCATCTCTTAAAATTCCAGATATTAAATCCAGATTGCTTTTAAGATTAATATTTCCCTCTATTAATTTTGCTTGTTTTTATTTCTGCATAAAACAAAATTACTGCAACTTTGTTTACTGTGATTATTCCAACAACCTCTAAAGTTTTGTGGAATATCTGTATCAATAAACTCTTTTAGATATTTTCCATTAATCTTAATGTAAAAAGTTAGCATAAAGCTAACCTTTCAGCTTTTGATATTCTACTTGTTAAGTTAATTTTTCCAACTGGCTCATAATTTAATTTTTCAGTAGCATAAGCAACTATTTCAATATCACTCATTCCATTAAGTGGAAACGAGCATTGATTTAAATTATCTTTTACAGCTGAAACAATTTTATTGCCACTTTTAAAACTAACAACTGTCAAACTTAAAAAACCTTTTGCTTTTATTTCTCTTTTCATCTTCTATCTCCTCTTTTTATATATAACCATTATATACGATTATCATTCTAAATTCAACTTTTAGCTATAATTTATAAATAAATATTTTAAAAGTATTACAAAAGGTAACAAATGACAGCAACATATACAAAATTAATAAAGTGGTTAAACGCAATCACTCCAAGCGATTGTACAGTAATTGTTTCTAACCCATCAGCTCCACAACCTCCACCGCCATTTGTGACTATTAAGGTTATATCAAATCGTGATGTAGCAGTTAATAAGACGGGGGTAGATGATAATGGAATAAGAAAAGCTACACGATTTACACAGCTTACGGCTAGTTTACAGATACAAGGTAAATCAAGCGTACCTTTACAAGCTGAAACAATAGCCCAACAGATTATGGACGGATTAAACTTTCCCGAGCAAATGTTGGACTACTTCGGTAGAGACTTAGCATTTACTAGATTAATTTTAAGCCCTCAAACATTGGATAAAATATCATTAAACGAGTGGGATAATAGGGTCGTTATGGATATTGGTTTTAGTGCTACAAGAGAAATATTACAAGATGTTGGAGTTATTGAAATCGTAGAAGTAGATGGAACTATTGGAACAGTCGAAATTTCACAAAGGATTGAAGTATGAGTATATCACTTATAAGAGATAGGGTTAAGGTACAGATTCTAAGAGATACTAAAGCAGTCGCTAGAATTGGATTTGGTGTACCTTTGTTTATTGGTACAACTGTTAAAACTGCAAGGGCTTTAAGTTATGCTAATTTAGAAGAAGTTGGAGATGTTTATGCAGAAACAGATGAAGAATATATTGCTGCGCTAGGGTTCTTTGGACAAAGTCCACAACCAAGAGAGTTAATCATCGGTTGGAAAGATACAGATGAAACATATACAGAAGCATTAGCAGCTATTAGAGTAGTTAATGATACTTTCTATGCTGTAACAATTGAATCAATGTTAGAAGCTGATATTTTAGCAATGGCTGCTGCGGTTAGTGCGTTACCTGGATTTAGAATGTTCTGCGCTAGAAGTGCAAATGTAAATATTTTAGACCAATTAGTAACTAACGATATTGCGTCACAACTAAAAGCATTAAGCTATGACCAAGCAAGAGTTGTTTATCACCCAGATGCTGCAACAAACTATGCAGAGTTGAGACAATTAGGAAGATGTTTACCAATTCCAGAGAGTGCAACAACGGGTCCAGGTTCAGCAGCGTGGCACGACCAACCAATCGTAGGTTTAACTGGTGGAAACTTTACATCAAGTCAAAGAAGTACTCTTGAAGCTAAAAACTGCGAGTATTTCATTAATGTTGCAGGTGCTACTAGGTCAATGGGTGGTAAAATGGCAGGCGGTGAGTGGGCTGATATCGTGCATTTCGTAGCGTGGTTAGAAACTAGACTTGCAGAAGATGTTTACGAGTTAATGGCAAGAGCTGGGAATGTAAGAAGTAAAGTACCATTTACAGATGAAGGTATCGCAAGAGTTGAAGGTGTTATTAGAAACAGACTAAACATTGCTGTAAATATCGGTGGGATTTTACCTGATTACACTATTTCAGTACCATTAAGAGAAGAAACGCAATTTGGTGATAGAGTAAATAGAACATTAAAAGATGTAACTTTTGTGGCTAATTTACAAGGCTCAATCAAGTATGTGGAAATACTTGGGACAGTGGTTGCATAATGCAACTGCTTCCTTACTAAATTATAAAGGATAAATAAATATGGCAACATTTACATATAGTGCAGATAATGCATTCTTAACATTAAACGGTTTTCCAATCAATGGACTTCAAGAAGGTAGCGAAATATCAATCACAATGGACGAAGATGTAGTATCGAAACAAGTTGACATCGATGGTAAAAATGTTACTTTCAACAAATTAAACAACAACACGGCAACAATTACATTTACTTTAAATGATGGTGCAGATGCAAACGTAACTTTATTCGCTCAATATCAAGCGTTAAAGAATAATTTACCTGGTGGAGTTTTACCAATATTTTTTAAAGATGGAGATACTGGAACTACTTTTATAAGCGGTGGTTGTACAATTATGACTTTACCATCTATTGTTAAAGGGAGAGAATCAAGCGGTAGAGAATGGGTTTTAACAACTGGTCAAGCTGAATTGTTTATCGGTTCGGCTAAAACGGCGTTTTAATTAAAGAGGGTTAGAATCCCTCTTGTAATAACTCTACATATAATTTTTTATCCATAATCTCTCTTAAGTTTAATTTATTCTGCGACCTTATATCTTCATTTATTTTTGCAAAAGGCTCACAGCATAAGGCTAATATGCTCTTGTCTATTCTCCAATAATCATTATCTGTATCTCTACAATGTGCATCGTATTCGTATCTAAATTCTATAACAGAACCTTTTTTTATATATTTAGTTTTATATGTAACAAAATCTTTTTCACTAAAATTGTCTTTCATTAATTCATTATCTTTAATATAAAAACCATTGGTTAAATTAGCTACAAAACCATTGGTAACTTTATATAAAAAACCATGACTTCTTAATCCGTAGTTATGTTTAGCACATTCAATAATGTAATCTTGATGTATTTTTTTATTCATATTGTCTTTATTACTTGGTATCATTAGTATTCCTTTTTCTCTTACTATACCAAAACATCAAACAATTATCAACTATTTACCCATTTAATCAAAATCTTTTTATCAATATGTTACAATACTAAACAAATTAAAAAAAGGAATGAAATGGAAAGTATTAAAAAAACAATTACAGATGCAGAAGGTCAAAGCCATAACTATGAGATTTATAAATTTACTGGCTTACAAGGTTGGAATTATCAAATAAGACTTGGTAAGATTTTAGCACCTGCGATTAAAGAAGCATTGAGTGCTTTACCAAAAGGTAAACTAGATAAGTTATTAACTGGAGATATTGACCCTAAATTGTTTGGTGGTGCTATTGATTCATTTGTTAATGCTTTAGCAACTAACGACCCTAAAGGTGAATTTGTAGCTGAATTATTACAGAACACTTTAAGAGATGGAAATAAATTATCAACTATTGAGATTAACACAGTTTATGCTGGTAATTATTTAGAAATGATTAAAGCTGTTATTGCGGTGATTAGTGCAAATTGTTTTTTCGGAGTAACGAGCTTATCACTTGGAAACTTAGAAAAGCTCGTAAACAAAACAGCGAAATAGATGATATTGGTACTTTAGGAAAACAATTACAAGAAGAGTGGGCGGTGTGGAGACTTGTAACTTCTAGGGTAGCCACGCTTCAAGAAATTAATGAGCATTATACTTATGAAGATATTTTAAAAGCAAATGCGATGTTAGATATGCAAGAGGATATTAAGAATTATTATAATGAAAAGGCTAGTAAAAAGAGGGGTTAGATGCCCTCTTTATATTTTAATCTTTAATTTCTTCTAATTTTAATTTAAAAGTTTTATTGTCTAACTTACTATATAGTTTGTTAAATTCAATATTGTTATGCAACATAATTTGAACGGATGTAATTATTTCGTCTGTTAAATCAATTTTTTCTTTATTGCTTTTTCTTACATATATTTTACCAGTCAGTAGGCTATATTCTATTTTCATTTTAACTCCTTTTTCTCTTACTATACCAAAACCACTAAAAACAATCAAGATATTAACTAAAAATCATAATAAAAAATATGGAAGTGTTACTTTTTGATATAATTAAGAATATAATAAAAAGGAATTTATAATGGTAGTTAGAGAATTACTTACCAAATTAGGATTTGAAGCTGACCAATCAAAAATAGATAAATTTGAAAATTCAGTAGGTAACTTAACAAAAGGATTAGCCCTACTTGTTACGGGTGCAACTGCTGCTGCAACTGCTATGTTTAGCTTTGCTACCGCTTCTGCAAGACAATCTAAAGAGATAGATAAAGGTGCAAAATTAGCTGGAATGAATGTTGAAGAATTTCAAAAATTAGCTTATGCAGCTAAAACATATGGAATAGAGCAAGACAAACTAGCTGATATACTAAAAGACGTTAATGACAAGATGGGAGATTACGCTCAAACTGGCGGTGGTGCTATGGCTGACTTCTTTGAGTTTATCGCCCCTAAAGTTGGAGTAACGGCTGAACAATTTAAAAATCTAAGTGGTGCGGACGCTTTACAATTATACGTTTCATCATTAGAAAAAGCAAATCTAAGTCAAGCTGATATGACATTCTATATGGAAGCTATTGCAAGTGATTCAACTTTACTACTTCCATTGTTAAATAAAAATGGAGAGGCTTATAAAAAATTAGCAAAAAGAGCCGAAGAATACGGACTTATTTTATCTGAAGATATGATAGAAAAAATAAAGAATTTGGCGAACAAATAGATAGAATTGCAGATTTATTTGTAGGAATGAAAAATTTATTAGTATCTAAATTTTTGCCTACTTTCAGTATGGTTTTAACCAAAGTCGAAGATTTTATAATGGTAAATCATAAATTAATCAAACAAAACTTAGAATCTTTTTTTGAAGGTGCAATTTGGGTAGTTAAACAATTTATTAGTGTACTTGGCACTTTATTTGGTTGGATTGATAAAGTCGCTCAAGCTTTAGGAGGGTGGGGAAATACGCTTAAAATAGTAGGAATAGCTGTTGGTGTATTAATGGCTCTTAAATTTGTACCTTGGATAATCGCTGCAACTGCTGCAATTAAAGCATTAAATGTTGCTATGTTATTAAATCCAGCTGGATTAATGATTGCAGGAATTGTTGCACTTGGAACAGCTATTGTTTTACTAATAGAAGATATGTATCAATGGGTAAATGGTAATGAGTCAGTTGTAGGTGACTTAATTGCTACTTGGTTTGAGTTTGTGACTAAATTCAAAGGATACTTATCTGATAGCGTTGAAACAGTAAAGGAAAAATTAGGACAAATAAAAGGTTTCTTTGTTGATACTTTTACGCAAATAAAAGATTTTGTAACAAATATATTTAAGAATATTTGGGACGGAATAACAAACGGGGTAAGCAGTGCATTTGATAAAATAAAATCTTACATTCCAGATATAAACTTAAATCCATTCAGTAGCACACCAACACCAACAACTCAAAGTGTATTAGGTGCAAATGGAAATAGTTTAAGCAATGTTGTAAATGATAATAAAACTATAAATATTACTGTACCACCGGGAACAACTGCTGAACAAGTTGAGGCTGTTAAACAACAAATTAACAAAACAATGCAACAGCAATACACAGACGCTGCACAACATTTAGAAGGATATTAAAATGCTATTACAATTATTTAGCTCTTTTGTAGGAGTAACTAAACAGATACAAGATTTACAAATAGATATTGTATCAAGTGAAGTTATAGAACTACCAAGTGAAACAACAGATAATCCAATTGAAAGCGGGAGTGAAGTTACAGACCATATAATTAATAAACCTATTTTACTTAGAATGATTTGCCAAATTGGTGGAAGTACACTTTTAAACTTTACAGATAGAAAGTTAGAAGGCTATGAAGCACTTAAAAAACTAAGAGATGATAAACAGCCCGTTACAGTTGTTAGTGGATTAGAAACTTTTAGCAATATGTTAATTAATAATATCTCAATTGATAGAAACTTACAGAATGCTAGTGTTTTACAATTTCAAATAGAATTTAAACAAGCTAAAATAGTATCAAGTCAAAGAGTTGATGTTAGCAATAATGTATCAGCTACTAAAGAACCAAAAACAAAAGATAGGGCAACTTCAACGCAAAATAAAGGCAAGGTACAGGGGCGAGATGATACAGCTACAACAAATGGAGCAACAACGACACAACAACCAACGCAAAAAGCTAAATCAATATTAAAGGGGATTTTCGGATGATAATACCGTTTTCAGATACAGCAAGTTTTTCACAACAAATAGTTTTAGATGATGAGATTTTTAATATGACGATTAATTATAATTCTAGCAAGGAATATTGGACTATGGATTTATTAGATGCAAACAATAATGAAATATTTACAAATGCAAAATTGACAACGGGAGTATCTATCGGTAAAAGACTAGGTAAAATTAATCAACCTAAAGGGGATTTTATAGTTATATTTGATAGCGGTGATACTCCTAAAAGAAATGATTTTAATCAAAATGCGAGTTTAGTTTATGTCCCTGCTGTTTAATAGAAATTATCGTTTAGAGATAGAGGGTAAAGGTGTATTAACTACCATAACTGGATTAAGAATAGAATTTTTATGTAAAAAAAATCGTTCATCAACTGCTAATGAAATGACTGTAAAAGTTTATAATCCAAATAGAGATACGATAAATCAAAGTTTAGCAAGTGGTGCTAATTTTAGGCTATATGCAGGGTATGGAGAAGATTTAAAACTTATTTCTCAATGTCAAATTACAAACGCTTATCCAACAAAGCAAGGCGTAGATAACATTTTAACTATTGAATCTTTAGATGGTATTGAAGATATTAAAAGAACAAAAGTGTCATTATCGTTTCAAAGAGGTGCAACAGTTAAACAAGTTTTAGATGCTATTGTAAAACAATTACAAATACCTTTAAAAGTTGCAAAAGATGTAAATCTAAATATTGCTTTTAATAATGGTTATGCGTATGCTGGAGGTGTTGCTGGTGCTTTAGATGAAGTACTAAATAGATGTAACGCTAAATGGTCGGTTTTAAATGGTGATTTAGTTGTTTTAGGAATTAGTGGAACAACAAATAATCAAGCTGTTTTTTTAAGTGAAGATACGGGAATGATTGAAACACCAACACCAATTGAAGATGCAACAAATTCGCAAACAGTCGGAGAAGTAAAAAAAGGTTGGAAAGTAAAATCATTACTTCAAGGGGATATCAATCCTGCTGATATAATAGCGATTGAAAGTAAGTTTGTAAAAGGTGAGTTTATAATAGAAAGTGTAGAACACAAAGGGGATACGCATTCAAAAGAATGGAGTAGCGAGGTAATTTGTTATGGTAGATAATTTAAGCGAATTAATAAAAAGAACAATGATACAAACAATGCGACAATTAAGAGTTAGTATGCCTTGTGAGGTCGTTAGATATAACTCTAAGCGTCAAATGGTAGATGTTAGAATCGTACAGCCCGAGATTGATTTAGCTGGTAATAATATACCAATGCCAGTTATTACTAATATTCCAGTTAGTTTTGTTAGATGCGGGAATAGTCATATCACACACCCTATTAATAAAGGTGATACTGGATTTATTATATTTGCGGATAGAGATATAAGCAGTTGGGTAGAAACTAATAATACTAGCGTTGTAGATAGTGCAAGAACTCACTCAATGCAAGATAGTTATTTTGTGCCTGGAATTGTTGGAGGGGGAAACAATGCTAATCCAAATGATGTAGAGATTAAATATAATAACACTACTATTCATTTAAGAAAAATGGTGATGTGGATATAAATACACCCTCTAAAGTTAATGTAAATGCTAGTAATGTAATTATAAATAGCGAAACAATAAATAATGGAAATGTACAAATAAATGGTAATTTAATAGTTAGTCAAATGCTTACAACGGGTGGTTTTACTTCTCTTGGTACAAGTGGCGGAGGTACTGCACAATTCGCTGGTTCTATTAGTGCAACTGATGATGTAATAGCAAGTAATGTAAGTTTAAATCGTCACCTTCATAGTGGTGTATAATCAGGGGCTTCAAATACGGGGCAACCAATTTAAAGGAAAAATATGGATTTAAAATTAGACACAACAACACACGATTTAGTAATAGAAAATTATGATTTAGCTTTGGTTGATGGAATAGATTTAGTAAGACAAGCAATAAAACAAAGGCTTTTATTAGTATTAGAAGAATGGTTTCTGGACGATACTATTGGAGTGCCTTGGTATCAATACATATTCCAAAAAGGTGCTGATATTAATAGGGTTAAATCTATTTTAATTAATCAAATAAGCGGTACAGAAGGCGTTATTAAAATCACTTCTTTTGAGTTAGATTATAATAATACTAATAGAAGTTTATCAGTTAATTTTACAGCTGAAACTAACGAAGGGATTATAAATGTACGGTTTAACAGATAGCGGTTTTAGTATTAAAAGACTACCCATAATTAAAGAAGAAATTGAAGCTAATTTAAGAAATAGAATTAATCAAAACATAGATTTAAGAGCTGAATCATTATTTGGTCAATTTGTAGGTTTAGAATCTGAATTAGCGACTATTTTTTGGGAAGTATTGCAAGATATTTATTTATCACAATATCCAGACTATGCGACGGGCAACAGTTTAGATTATGCAGTATCTATTAATGGAGTTACTAGAATTGAAGCGACTCCAACAAGTGTTAATGCTGTTTGTTATGGTACAAATGGAACGATTTTAACAGCAGGAAGAGAAGCTAAAGCAAAAAATGGAGATGTGTATAGAACAAATACAAACACAACAATTACAAAGTTAAATGCTGTTGAATGTACAATTTCTGTTGATACTGTTGGTATTGGAAATTATACTGTTCAAATTGGAGCATTAAGTTATACATACACAGCAACTGGAACAGATACAGCACAAGACATAATCCAAGGGTTATATGATGCAATGGCTTTAGCACCACTTACTAGAATATTACAAGATGATACTTTAGTTATTCAAGTAACAAGTGGAGTAGTTTTTGATATAAGTGCAAATTTAAATATTGATGAAGTTGGAACGGTTGTATTTTTTGAAGCTATTGAAAAAGGTGCAAAACTATTACCAATCGGAGAATTAAACGAAATTGAAACCCCAGTTTTTGGATGGAATAGAGTTATTAATCTAGTAGATGGAATAATCGGAAAAAATAGAGAAACAGATGAAGCATTAAGAATTAGAAGGGAACAATCTATCTTAATTACAGCTACGCACACACTACCAGCTATTAAATCTAAGGTTAGACAATTAGATAATGTAGCTGATGTATTCGCAATGGAAAACAATACAGAAACAACAGATTCATTTGGAACACCTAGACAATTCATTTGGTTAGTTGTTGAAGGTGGAGAAGACTTAGAAATTGCAACAGGTATTTATAATACCGTAGCAGGTGGAATTGGAACACGTGGGAATCAAAACATCACAGTTCAAGATGAGGACAGACAGCAATATATAATTAATTTTGACAGACCGACTTATGTTGATGTGAATATTGAGATTGAATATGTAAGATTAGATAATTTTCCAAACAATGGAGAATATTTAATCAAAGATGCTTTAGTAAATAGAGGTAATCAATATCTTATAAATGAAGATTTAATTTATTCAAGACTATACACTCCAATAAATAGTGTGCAAGGGGTACAAGTTGATAGTTTAACCGTAAATAGTGCAATGAGTAATATCGTAACACTTCCAAATGAAAAGATTAGGATTTTAAGAGAGAACATTACTTTAATTGATGTGACGGTGTGATATGGATAGGTTAATTGAACAGTATCAAGATTCACCTAACATTCTAGCAATGTTTGAATCTTTAATACACGATAAATATGTTAGTTTAAATGACATAACAGACTTTTTATATAAAAGATTGGATATTGATTCTATGTTTGGTATTCACTTAGACGAAATAGGAAAAATCGTAGGACAGTCACGTCCTAAATCTTTTGAAGGTGAGTTAGGTGGATTTAGATTTTTAGAAACTACTAACAATGAATTAGAAGGATTTAGCGGACTTGATAGACCTGATATCGGTGGCTATTGGACTGGGCTGGATACTAACCCACTAATGAACGATGCAAATTATAGATTATTATTAAAAGCTACAATATTTCGAAATAACAGTGGATGTACAATTCCTGAATTAAAAAGATATGCGGAATTAGTATTAAATTCTAAAGTAAATATTATCAATGGTCACACTTATATTGATGTAGTATTTTCAACACCCCTTTCTATATCTGCTAAAATGCTGATAGAAGATACATTTAAACCCGCCGCAGGAATTAGAGTAAGATTTAGAGGTTTTGCTTTAGGTGAACGCCCATTTGGTTTTATCGGTGCTGATAATAGTGGCTTTGGTGGGATAGGACAACCGCAAGATGGTAGCGGATTTATAAAATTATTTTAAAGGATAAAAATGGCACAAGAAATAGCGGATAGTACACTTCTTGACACTTGGGGTTCGAGTGGTGCAAAAATTGAACCGGATATAAGTAAAATTATCGAAGGGTGGCAACTTGGAGAGCAACCACCGCACGAGTATATGAACTGGCTTCAAAATACATTCGGAAGTAAATTAAATCATATATTAAAAAATGGTGTTGCAAGTTGGAACAATGAAACTGAATATTTAGCAGGTAGTAGTGTTCAGCATAATAGCAATGTTTGGCTATGTAAATCAACAAATACAAATTCAGAACCAACTGATGTTAATTCAAATTGGAAAAGAATTATAACAGTTGAGTCTTTAACTACTGTTTTGGGTGGATATGTTAAAAATAGTGAAGATGAAACAATAGATGGCATTAAAACTTTTAGTTCAAGTCCAATAGTACCAACTCCAACAACTGGAACACAAGCGGCTAACAAGGATTATGTTGATAGTGTTGCAGCACTCCCTGATGCTTCAACAACAGTTAAAGGTAAAGTTGAATTAGCTACAACAGCAGAAGCACAAGCGGGGACAGATGATTTAAAAGCTATTACTTCACTTAAACTAAGAGATGCTTTAAATGCAACTGGAACAGCTCCGATTTACGCTTGTAGAGCTTGGGTAAACTTCAACGGAACTGGAACGGTTGCTATTAGAGCAAGTGGGAATGTTAGTTCAATAACTGATAATGGAACTGGCAATTATACAATCAATTTTACAACTGCTATGACAGATGCGAATTATAGTGCTGTTGGTAGCGCTTCTAGCGCTTCAGGTGTAGCAGATGGTACTGCCGCTAATGCAGGGACATTTGAATTAGGTGTAAGCTTCAACTTATCGTCACTTAAAGTTTCTTCATTTAGTTATAACAACGTTGCAGCAGACCGTGCTTATATGTGTGTCTCACTTTTTAGATAAAAATTAAAAGGAATAAAAATGAAAATAATTTATGAAAACACAGACAAAACAATAGCAACCATAAAACCAACAAGTGAAGCATTAAGTTTTGCAACTATTCAGCAAATAGCTGAAAAAGAATAAATATGTTTTTAGATAATAAGTATTACAAATGGTATATAGAATTAACATCTAAGCAAGATAGAAGATTAGATTGCTATATAGAAAAACACCATATAGTACCTAGAAGTATGGGCGGAAAAGATACTAAGGAAAACTTAGTTGTCTTAACCGCTCGTGAACATTATATTGCACATTTACTTTTAACTAAATGCGTGGAAAATAAATACAAAGGTAAAATGCTACACGCATACATAATGATGGCTCAGGTAAAAGATAGTAATCAAGAAAGATTTTACAAGATAAATTCTAGAATATTTGAGGTAAGAAAAATAGAATCAGATAAGCTAAAAAGAGAATATAAACATACTGAGAAAGCTAGAGAAAGTATATCTAAAAATCTGAAAGGTGTACCTAAACCAGAGTTTACAGAAGAGCATAAAAATAACATATCAAAAGGACATAAAGGTCAAAAAGCTTGGAACGAGGGTTTAAAAGGAGTAGTAAAGTGCTCAGATGAAACTAAAGCCAAAATGAGCGAATCTGCTAAAGGTAGAGTAGTAAAAGACTCTACTAAAAATAAACTATCGCTTTTAAGTAAAAATACGATAGTGTGTTATGATAAAATCAAAGATGTGGTAGTTAAAATAGATATAGGCATATTCAATAAAGAAAAGAATATAAGGTATATAACTACCAGAACAAATGAATATAAGTTAATAAAACAAAATAAGGAGAATTTATGTCAAGTCGCATAATTTACAAAAATTTAGATAATAGTATTGGTATACTTATACCTACTGAAGAGGTTTTGAAGTTTGCAACACTTTTAGATGTGGCTGAAAAAGATGTACCACATAATCTACCATACTGGATAGTACCAACAAGCGATATTCCAACAGATAGAACATTTAGAAATGCTTGGGAAATAGATGAAAGCTTTGGTGAGCCTGATGGTTTTGGTGGAGAGTCTAACGAGTTTGATGAAGAACTTTTAAGAAAATACTACGAGGTGATAAATGCTAATAAAAATTAATCAAGACAAAGCTATTGAAATAGCTAAAGATAAAATCAGAGTTTGGCGAGACAAAGAATTTACTAAACAAGATGCTTTATTTCAAATAGCTTTAGAAAAAAATGAAGATACATCATTAATAGTTGCAGAAAAACAAAGATTAAGAGATTTACCAAATCAGTGCGAAGGGAAAAACCTAGATGAATTAAAATCCTTAATGAGCGAATTAGGTTTATGATGGAGACGATATTAAATAGATGGCGAGGTACGGGAATAATATTTTCCCGTATAACTGGAACAATGATTTATGCTTTATATATAGGTTTATTGTTTGGTTTACTCACAACTTGGTATATAGGGTTATTGTCTTTAGGGTTATTTCTACTTGGTGAGTCTTTTGGTTGGGGTAAATGGGTTGGTGCTTTATGTTATCCTGAAACTAAAACAAATCTAGAAAAAGAATATCAAGACAAAGAAGGATATGGCTTTCCTTTTATTCATTATGTGGCTAACTTTATTGCAAATGAGAAAAAAGACTTTTTTAAATATTGCAATGTTGCATTAGGATTAAGAGGTTTATTATGGGGGTTGATTTTATATTTAGGTTTAGTATCTTTTGGATATATAAACATATTTGAATATCTAATTATCTCTTTATTGTATGCAATTGGTTTTCCTTTGGCTTGTTTTTTATCAAGAAAGAAAACATTTAACTATAAGAACAAATTTATCTCTATTGTTGGCAAATGGGAAACTATGGAAATATACTATGGGTTTATTCATTTTGTTTGTAATGCTTATATTATTTGCAAGGTTGTTTTATGACTGATGAAGAATTAAAAGAAAAAGTAATTAGGCACGATTATGAATTTCAAGCTTTGACTGGTAGTTTAAAAGACCTATCTAAAGAAATGAAAGAATTAACAGCTAGTTTAAAGCACATATCAATATTAAACGAAAGATTGATTTCGATGGATAGAGACTTAAAAGAGTCTTTTCAAAGAATACACAAAAGAGCAGATGAAATTGAAGAAGAAAATGAAAAGAAGTTTGTTAAATATGAAGCTGAAATGAAAGAATTGGAACTTATAAGAATTCTAATTAAATATCCTAAGCTTACTATATTTATGGTTATTGGTTTATACGTAATGACATTTGATAGTGTCAGAAAAACAATATTTGGAGGATAGCAATGTTCGGAATAGATTTTATAGATAAGCTGATAGGGGAAGTTGGACTTCCTCTTGTTAAAAAGGGTATCAAGTCAATAACTGGTATTGATTTAGATGATAAAGAATTAACACCCGAACAAAAGCAAAAGATAATGGATTCCCAAATTGAGATTATGAAGATTGATTTTGAGAAATTAAGACTTGATTACCAAAATGTAAACGATGCGAGGGATATGCAAAAAGTAGCATTACAACAAGATGATATTTTTAGCAAAAGATTTGTTTATTATTTGGCTACATTTTGGAGCTTTGTCTGTGTAATTTATATATTCTTTATAACATTTGGAAATATTCCAGAGTCTAATGTTAGATTCGCTGATACAATACTAGGTTTTTTATTAGGAACAATTATTGCAACGATTATTAATTTCTTCTTGGGTAGTTCAAAAGGAAGTGCAGATAAAAGCGAGATTATAAATAAATTAAAGGATAAATGATGTATAAATTTAGTCAAAGAAGTTTAGATAATTTAAAAAATGTAGATGAAAGATTGGTAAGAATTTGTAATGAACTAATTAAAAGAGTAGATTTTACAGTAATTGAAGGTTTTAGAAGCCTTGAAAGACAAAAAGAGATGTATGATAAAGGGTTTAGTAAAATTGACGGCATAAGCAAAAAGGGGAAGCATAATTATAGCCCTTCTTTAGCTATTGATATTATTCCATACAAAAAAGGACATAATCCTTTTGATGGTTCAAAAGAGAGTGATATTATGTTTAACAACTTAGCTAAAGAATTTAAACAAGTAGCTAAAGAGCTAGGAATAAATATCACTTGGGGTGGCGATTGGAAAATGAGAGACTATCCACACTTTCAACTTTAAACCATCTCAATTAAATAAGTTTTATGAAGTGAATAAAAGTTAAATATTTTTATCGCTTCTTTAACTTTATAATTATCTAAATCAATTATTTTAATTAAGTTGTTTTTAGTATTTGTTATTTTAATTTTATGGCTTATCATTTTATATCCTTTTAAATTTAAATCGTTATAATTCTACAAATAGCGTAAATTCCTCCACGCTATTTTATATCTAATAAAAGCTCAATATCTTGTACAATTTCTCGAAGTATTGATACAACCTGAACTTTATTATCATCTTTGAATTGGTCATTTTGTTTTAATTGTTCAATTTCATTTTTATATCTTTCAACTAAAAATTTTAGTGATTTAACTATTTTTTCGTTTCTTTTATCTTTCATTTATCTTCCTTCTTTTTCTTAATTATAAAACACCAAGCTAATAAAGTCAATTAAAATGGTGTTGTGTTGGTTTAATTGTTGGGGTGGTGTTACTTTTTGTAGCTAAAAACAATTTTTAATCTTTATTTTTGCTATTTCTCTTTTTATTTTTAAATCATCATCTGTTCTAGCTTGATAATCTTTTGCTAAAACAAAAAACCATTTAATACTATTTTTTCTTCTTTCACCAAATCTAACTTTTGTAAATGTTTGATTAATTAATGAATGCTTAGCCATTGCATAATTAAAACCAGCTTCTTTTATTTGCTTAGCTGTTTTAAATAAGAAAATCTCATTGTTGCTATGATTGTATGCAACTATTTCATCTTCCATTGCTTCACCTATGAATTTCCTTTTAACTGGCAAATTATAAGCATTTCGAACTCTAACAACTGCTTTTTCAATAGAACTTAAACTTTTATATCCTAAATCTTTTGCAAGTTTTTCAAGATGTTCTCCTTTTAAAAAGTATCTTTCATAAATAGCTTTTTCTCTTAGTCTTGCTGTAGCGTCTCTGTTTTTAGTGTATTTTGTTTCTCTTATTTTTGTAAATCTTTTTCTTTTATCAAAACAAACTCCCTTGAACTTGATTTTTATTGTTTTTATTTGACAAATCAAAACTATTTATTAATTTTCTAATTTCTTTTATATATTCTTTTTTATCCCATCCCTCAATTTCGCAAACTGTCAAATCAAACATTATATCTTTTAGTATCTGCTCTAAAAAGCGTTTTCTTGCCAATTCATTTACTTTTTTTGCAGGAAATTCAATAATATCTACACTTTCTATTACTTCTTTCTCTTTGTTTGGCTTTGTTTCGGTATGTGCTTGAGTTTCTTTTAGTTCTGATTTAACTCTAAGTAATGCCCTCTTCTGTCCATTGAATACACTCTTGCCATTTGTTATAAAAACAGTATTTTTAATTGGAGAGCCTGCTGTATTATCAACCATCCAATCTTTCGGTAGATTTTCTAAAATATCCCAATAGCTATCTTCATACTTCATTTATTACCTTTACTCAATTTAACATTAAAACTTTTTTAGTGTCTATTGCTAACTCTTGACCATATTGTTTATACTCTTTTTTAGTTTCAAAATCATAGCTAGTCATTTTCTTTAAAACCTCCACAAGTATCGTCTTTGTCAACTTCAAAACTAACATAAATAGGTGTTAAATGCCAATCTTGATTACAAGCTCTATTTGACCTCATATTTATATTTACACCATTAGCATTCAATGGATTAGTGCATCTTAAAACATTATCTATTCTGATAACAAAAAAGCAGTTTCTACACTGCTTTTTCATCTAATAACTCTTTTAATTTTTCAATTAAATCACTATCATATTTAATTGCTTCTTGTTTTTGATTATCAGATAACAACCTCTTGTTTGGTGTATTTTCTATATTTATCTCTAATAAATCTATCAAATGATAAATCTCTTCTGTGTCTAATTTTTGCATTTTAACTCCTGTTTTTTTAATCCCATTCTAACAACAAATCCAAAACATTAAAAGCTTTTTATATAAATTTTACTAAAAACTTTTATTTGGTGTTACTTATTGTATCAACTTTAACAATTATTTTTCTATCTAACATATCTTTTTTAATATTTTTATATTTTATAATACAAGCATCAACACCTCTCTTTAAAACTTTTGCAATTTCTTTATAAGGTATTTTTGCATCTCTCAACTCAATTAATTTAGCTATATCTTTATTTTTCCATTTAAGTCTAGCATTCTTTGGGTTTTCTTTTGACCTTTCAAATCTAGCTTTAAAAGCTCTTTTATCTCCATAGCCTTCTTTGAATTTAGTTAAATAAAATTGATTATCTCTGCACTTTTTACAACAAAACTTTTTATCAGTTCTTCTAGTTGTAAATATAGTGTTGCATTTTTCATTATCACAAGTTAAACTGAACAAAGGTTTTTGTATTATCTTTTTGCTTTTGTAAAAAATACTATCTTCATTTTTGCATTTTTTACAAATAGGATTTAATCCATCTTTTCTGCTTTTATCTTTGTGAAAATGCTTTTCTGCAAACATATAAGTTGATTTACATCTTGGGCATACTTTAGTCATCAAATAACCCTTATTCGCTCCCTTTTGGGTGGGCATAGTAATTAAATTCTATATGCACACAACTATCTTTTAAATCTACCTTTTTATTAAAGTTATCACTTTTAGGGTTAAAGCACTTAACCCCTTGCTTCGACTCGACACAGTGGTCGCACGATTTACATTCATTTTTCATCTTCAATCTCCTTAAAATTTTCATATCCATTATTAACACACACTAGCCCATCTGTAAAGACAATCCTATTATCATAAATAGCTTTTACTTGCGTTTCATCATCATAGTTGGCAATCCATCTTTTGCAATCTTTTTGCTTTTTACAATGCTTATATTTTATTGTGCAGTAGGTAAAATCATTTTTCATTTTCTAGCTCCTGAACCAGCCTATCTAAATACCATTTGGCTTTTTTTAGCTCTTGCAATTCATCATCTTTTTTCCCAAACCTACTTAAATATTTAAGTGCAGTAAGTCTTAAATGCCCTTTAAACTCTTCGGGCGTACTTTTTGCTTTCATATAATCAATAGTTTCAATCCCACCTATCTTATAGTGGTCTGGGTTTATTTGGTCTTTTATCATCTTACACCTACCCTACTATATCCGACACATCAGCCGTTCCTTCTTCAATCTGTTTCAATACTTCAAGATTTTTATCTCTTGTTCCATTTAGTTTAAATTCAATCTCTTTGATTAATGCTGTTTTCTCATTAAACTCTAAATCACTAACTTTTACACTATCTAAAAGCTTAATTAACTCTTTTGGCGTCTTTTTACTTAAATCTATCATTTTATCCCCTCATATATTTCTATTACTCTTTTAACTGGTTCTAAATTTTTATCAGCACCTTTGTAATGTTTTAAAGTCTTTTCTAAATCCCCATTATATTTATTTAACAAATACTCTATAACTAAACTCCCTGCGTATAAACTGTTAATATTTTGATGATTTATTTCTTCAATCTCATCAATCCAATATTTAGTTTTTAAGCCGCAAATCCCGACTGTGGTTTTATCAAACTTTCCTTTATGTTTTACTTCATAATTGAGATTAGACTCTGTAAAACATAATGCTAAAGTTAACCTTTTTAAATTATCATCTATGGAAAGAAAATCCTTTAAAAGTTTATTTTGTTCTAAATCTCTCTCCAAACTATCAGCGTACCTATTCATACTTTCAAGCATTACAATATAATCATCATTAACTTCATTTAAATTTATAGCAACTTGCATAGCTTCAAGTTTTTTAACCTTTTCTTTTTCAACATCATATTTTAAACCTATATTCCAGCCTACCAAAATAAGTATTGTATAAATTGCCATAAGTGCTTTTATGTCTCTACTCATTAGTAATACCTCGTTAATTGGTTTAATTGTTTGTTTATTTCGATTAATCTCAAAAAAATAATTAATCTATTTAACCATCTATATTTATATCTTAATTTCATCTTTTACCTCACCTATCTTATTAAAACTTATAAGGACAAAGTCTTTTAAATTTAATTCGTTTTCCATTTCATCTAGTATTTCTAACGCTTGTTTAGTAGAACTTATATTTTTACATTCAAAAAAACCATTTTTATAAGTTTGTGTATTATATTCAGTATATAAAATACAATAATGATATACATATTTTTTCATCTTTTACCCCCTCTATAATCTTAATAACATCAGTAAAGTATCTATTGCAATTCTTTTGCAACTCTTTATATGTTTCGCTTTGTTCTAACATAGCTAAGTCGTTTAAAGGCTTAATATCTAGCAATAAACTCTTTAATTCAATAAAGTTTAACTCATTGACCATATATTCTAAAGTTATAATCGTTAAAGCGTATGGATTCCACTCATTGTTAGTAAAATGTTTTTCTTCTAAATCTGTTATTTCTTTAAGTTTATTTCTTAACAAATTAGCGTCTTTAGTTTCTAACTTTGCTTTTTTCATACCTTTACATTTTTTATAAATTCTATAAGCATTTTTATACCACCACTCTTTTTTATTCTCTTCTGTTTGATACTCTTCAATGATTGTTGCAGCGTACATACCTAAAAGGCTTCTATACGCTAGTATTTTTAGTTGGTGTGTCATAGCCCAGTACTCCCAAATCCTCCATCTCTTATAGTATCACTTTCATATCCCATTAAATAGCCCCTATGTTCTTTTAGTGTGCATTGAGCTACTTTATCACCTTTTTTTATTTTAAAAGGCTCTTTTTTAGTTTCTATAATGCTAACCTCTCCGCATAATCTTCCTTCAGTTCTATGTTCTCGTTCGTATATTCCGTATGGATTATGAACTATCAGTCCTATCTCATCTGGATAATCAAGGTCGATTATTCCTATACCATTTGCGATGATTAAACCTTTAACACCTAAGCTACTTCTTAATGCTACTTCTAAATAGTGTGAGCTTAAAAATTCATTAAAAAAATCCTCATCAAAATCACTATCTATAAATCCTAAACTTCCTCCATAAATTCCTCTTGAAAAGTTATCTATATTATTTTCCTTAAATAACTCTAAATCCAGCTTAACACCCAACTTAACTATCTTAGTTTCACCAGCACCAATAGTTACGTTTTCTCTTGCAAATAAATCCACATAAGCACTGTATTTAGTTGAGCGAACTGGCTCAAATCCACCATTTATTACTTTTAACATACATTCTCCTTTTTATATTTCATTTAATGTGTGGTCTAGATTATTATCTATAACATATTTGTTATAAGCTTTTGCCCCATCTACTGCATTTTCAAAATACCCCAAGTGGATAGATTTTTTTTCATTCTGAACTAATGCTCTCCATTTATTTGCAAACTTAGAGTAGTGAACACCTCTATACCCACTTGTATTTGTTGAGTGTATCAATCTTGTGTTTTGCATTTGTACGGATTGAGTCGTCCATCTGCAATTATTCGGCTCATAGTTTCCATCGTTATTTATTCTATCTATTGTTAAGCCTTCCTTATATCCATTCAGCAAAGACCAATCTCTAAAAGAGGCATAATTTTCTTTCCACACATCACATATCTGTATGCCTCTTAATCCATAATTTTTATAAGAAGCATTTTTTTTGTTAAGACATCTTTGTTTTATGCCTTGCCATATTGAGTATAGTTTTTCTGATTTACCTCCGTGCTTTGTAAATCTATTTTTTGATGAACAGTGAACACAAATACCTTCTATATTTATATTTGCTGTTCTTTTTCTATACTCTTCTCCACAAACTTCACACATATAAATACCATATCTATATGCTCTTTTACTGCTTTCACTTGGTAACTGCATTCCTAAATCTTTAACCAGAACCATTCTATATCCTTTTTTGTTTAATATTAAAGAATATTAACATTGCTTATCTTAAACAAGGCTTCATCTAATACTTTAAACATTTTATTTCCTTTTATTTATATCAACTCTACTAACAACTCTTTAACTTCTTCCGTAAAATCATAACCATCAAATCCATCTGCTTTCTTCTTAACTTTATTTATTAGCTCTTGTATTTTTACTAAATCATCATCTATTGCAGTTAAAAATAAATCATAACTTAATTCTTGTTTTTTTAACTTTTCTTGATATTTATTCAAGGCATTTTCTGTTGCACAGTTCATTTATTCCTCCTAAATTTTAGCTATAAAAATAGCTTGTCTAAGTGGACTATAAATACTTTTCACATAATCTACTAATCCACTTAAACAAGCTATAAAATTAACAATTAAGTTTTTAAATATCGTAAGCTATTCGCTCTTTTCCTAAAGTCATTATAAGAGATATTTCTCTAAATGTAAACAAAATTTAAAAAAGTTACAAAAGAATTTAATCTGATGTAACTTTTTGTAGCAAATAATTCTCAAACTTTTCTTTTGCATCTAAAAAACCATACCCAATTAAAACTGTAAAACCTAATTTCTCTATTTTAGGAATAAGCTCTTTTTGGTTTTTAGATAAAACTCCACCTTTTGATTTTTTCATTTCTAAGAAAACTATTTCTTTGTTTGGCATTAAAATCATCAAGTCGCACATTCCACCGAGAACGCCCTCATCTTTTAATTTTTTTGCTTCAAAAATATTTCTTTTACCACCGTTAGGAATAGCTGCTATTATATATTGCTTATAATTAAGTCTAATCCAATTTACAAATAACTTTTGATGTTCATGCTCTGATATGTCAATTACTTTTCTCATAATAACCTACCTCTTTCATTTGCAAATTCATAAGGGTCTTTTGCGTGTTTTTTAGCGTTACAACTCCTGCAACTAACAACAATATTATCTATTGTATTTGTTCCACCTTTTGCAAGTGGTATATAATGGTCATAGCATTTATCTTTTGTTTTTAACATATTTTTATTACACCAATAGCAAACTTGTATGTTCTTTAATTTATTTGAAATTTCAGTGGGAGTTAAGCTATTATTTATATCACTTCTTATTAATCTTCTTTTGTGATTATGTGATATTCTATATTCTTTAGTATTTGATAATCCGTGTGTATAATTTGGATTACTACTTCCATTTAATATTATTTTATAATCTTTACTCATACACTCTTTAGAGCAATAAGTTCCTTCAATATCTTTATGAGATTGTTTTACATAAATAAAAGAATTACAAACTTTACATTGCTTTTCAATTCTATTTTTTTGAGAATTAAGAGATTTTAATATATTTCTTCCTATTGTAGAACATTTGCAACTACAATATTTTCCTTGGTTTTTCCATATTTTTTTTCTCTGAACGGTATATTTTTTTTACACACTAAACATTCCATTTCTACTTGAAAAGGCATAGAATAATCTTTTGTTTGATTGTTTTTTAACATTGAGAGTTCCTTACGCTCTATAAATTGAAAGAAGTGGCAAGGGCGTAAGGAGTCTTACCACCTCTACCAATTCATAACTTACATATTATACCTAAATATATATTAACTTACTAAATCTTCATACCTCATATTCATTAAAGCTTTAGAAATAATAACATCATAAGATACTGACCTTTTATTTTTAGCAACATACTCTTTTTTTAATTCCTCTAATCTTAAAACAGCAAGTCCGTTTAGGACTACTGCTTTTTTTAATTTGTTATTTTTCATACCTTACCTACTAGAACGGGATGTCTTCATCGTTTATTTCTATTTCTGGAGTTTTAGAATTCCCATTAGTACCATTGTTCTCGTCCGACTTAGCTTCTGGAATGGGAGGTAATTTATCATTAAATGATGAGTATTCCCAGCTTTTAACTTTATAAGATGTTCCTATGCTTCCATCGTTCTTTTTATATGTTTCTTGCTTGATATTAGTAATAACATATCTTTTAACAAAATCATTAATGTCATATGTCTCTGGAGCTTTTAAAGCCACTTCAACTTGTTTAATTCTCCATAAAGAAGATTGACCTATATTAAATTGTTCATTATGTAAATAAACTGGCTCTTTTGTCCCAACTTCTACACCCTTAAAATGTAACTTAAATTTTGCATCACCTGCATTTGTGAATCCATCTTCCTCAAATTTCTCAATTCTAAATAAAAATTTACCTTCTTTGTTTACATAAACATTTTCATTAAGTTCAATTCCAACTGTTGATATTATCATTTCTCAAATTCCTTTACAAGTTCCATTAATTTTTGTTCATTCGTTACTAATTCATTTAACAAATCACCATCATTTAAAAGATTATATTTTTCTGCAAACTCTTTAATCATTGCATTTGTAAAATCTAATTTTCTAAGCTTTAATGTTAATACCTTTTTATCAGCTTCAATATTTTTAGACTCAATCGTTTCACATTCTATTATCTCCTCATTTGGTTGGTCTTCAACTATATCAAAATCTTGAACTTCATCAGCTGTGTACATATTATTCAAACATCTTGGATAAGACATTCTAATTCCTGCACTTGTACATCTAGCTCTTAACATAGCTTTTAAATTCTTTCTCCAATTTTCTTTATTAATAAGTCCAGCGTCTGTTGCATCCTCAACTGTATATTCATATTCAAAACTTCCACTTGATGGGTGAGTAAATCTAGCTTTTGCACTTTCTTTATCAGATTTAATCCATTCAATTTTACCTCCTGCATCCATATATCTAGCAAGTGCTTCACTTGCTTTTAATGCTGGTTGTCCATTAATAACATCATAAGCCATTAAAGCTTTAATTGGATGTATTCCCTCACTTTGTGCTACTAACATTAATGTAAATACTTGCTCCTCTGCTTTTGCACTAAACATCTTTGAACTTGCTGCACTTTTAGCCATAACTCTTATTTCTTGCATTGGTATTATATTGCTCATTTTATCCTCACTTTATAACTAAACTTTTATTTTCTATAATTTTGCAACCCTCGATAATCAATCCATCTTTAATTGCTTTTTTAATTGCAGTTTTATCAGCTTCTTTTTTTATTCTTAAATATTCTCTTGGAATATTGTCAATACTTTCAACTTCTAAAGATTCACTATTTTTAATATTAAAGCTATAAAGTGGTGTTTTAATTTTGCTAAATCCAGCACTTTCAATAGAACTTAGCATTAATTTTTTTAATCTATCTTTTTTATTATTTAAAGCTTGTTTTTTAGCTTGTAATCTTTTAATCTCTTTGTCTAAAATATCAGCTTCACCATCCAAAGTTAAACAATATCTTTGTGCATTGTCTAATTTATCTTCAAAACTTAATTTTAAATTTTCAAATAATTCTTTTAATAACTCTGAATTATCTGCAACTTCTCCAGTTTCTTCATTTACTTCTAAATCATTATCAATTAAATCTTTTAATGCAAAAAATTCATTAGATAAATCAAATAAACTTAAACTCATTTTTTTATTCCTCCATCTTTTAAGATAAAGAATTATTGCATTATTAAAATAAATTTATGCTTAAATTTTAAATATTTTTTAAATTATTTATAAATTCTATCCACTTTTGAGATTTTTCAAAAAAAGTTTTTTCATCACATTTAAAATTAATATAATCTCTCATATAATTTTTATAAAGCTTTTTTTCTTTTAAGTGAATAGTCATAATTTGATTTTTATAATCGTATGTTAATTCTTTTATCTCATCTAAGTTCATAAATACATAAGCCTTGATATTTTTTGATTTTGAGATAAAACCATTTTAATTTTATCAATAGCTTCAATAGGACTTGCACATCTAATTTGTAAAGAATCCATTAGTCTTAAAGCATATCTATGATGATAACCTGCTTTTTTGCATTCAGCTTTTAAAATAGCTTTTACATTTTCCCATTTGTCACCCTTTAAAGCTTCATTATATTCTAGTTCTTGTAATTCTTCTTTTGTATATTCTATTTCTCTGAATTTTCTAGCGTGTCCGCAGCAACTACAAATAAGATTAAAAGTTAAATTATTAGTGTTGTTTTCAATTTCTAATCCGCCAGTGCTTATAAATGGATTATAACAATTTTCGCAATTATTAATATTTATAAGTTTAATATTTTCTAGTCTATATGATTCTCCACAGTCGCATTTATAATCGCTTATAACAACATATTCAAACTCATTTAATAATTCCATACTTCTATCAACTAATTTGAATTTTAATCCGCATTTACAAATCTTAGAATTATCTTTTTTTGTTTTTGTGAAGTCAAATCTTTGCAATGGATGTTGTGTGTTTTCGATAACATTAGCACAGTCAATAATTAAAGCTTCTTTATTTGGATCAAGTGGATTTAATCTTGTAGCTCTTCCATAAATTTGAGTGCTTTTAATTAATGACTTTGTTGGACTTGCTAAAATCAAACAATAAATATCAGGGGCATCGTAACCAGTTGTTAAAACATCGACATTTATCAAAACATCTATTTTATTATTTGCAAAATCATCTAAAGCTTTTTTAGTATCTGTTTTTTTAGAGTGAATAGAATCAGCGTTTATACCAGCATCTTCAAACTCTTTTAATAATTCCTCACAATGTTTAATATTAACAGCATAAACAATAGTTTTTAATCCTGTTGCATACTTTTTATAAACTTCCACAATATCTTTTTAATTTGTGATTTACTCATAAGCTCATAACTATCTTTTTGAGAAAAATCACCACCTATTGATTTTAATTTGCTAGTGTCCACTTTAGAGGTGCTTAAAACTTTTACTGGACTTGCATAACCTAAATTAATTAAATCTACCAATTGGATAACATCAATAATCTCATCAAATTCTAAAGCGTTTCCATAGCTATCAATAGGAGTTGCAGTTAATCCAATTATATATTTTGATTTAATATTATTTTGCAATTTACTATCACTTGCATAGTGTACTTCATCAATAATTACTAAATCATATAATTCGGTTTCGCTTTTTCCTTTTGCTTGTAAAGTATCAATTTCAACATCTAACCCATCTAATGTTTTTTTCATTTGATTTATTAGTACTGTTCTAAACGTGAAATATCCAATTTTTCCTTTTGGATTTTTTTCTCTAAATAATTTAATAATTTCTCTTGCTATTGGACTCTTGCCACTACCAGTTGCTAAGGTTAGAGCTATTCTTTTATTTCCTTTTGATAATGATATTCTTGCTTTTTGTATAGCTTCTTGTTGATAACTTCTCAATTCAAACATTCTAATCCCCAAAAATAGAAGTCAAAGCTTCGCTGTCATAAATTTCATCGTTATTAAATTCTACTATTTGTGGTTGGTTATCAATAGCATAATAAATAGGGCTATATTTATCCTTATCATTTGTTTTTTATTCCAATATTTACCAACATTATCTTTTAATATTTCTCCAACTTCTTTTCCAAATTTAGATTTTAATTCTTTTAATCCTACTTTTTTATCTTCCATAAAATCTAAAATATCATCAATAGTAAAACTTCCTTTTGATTTAGTTTCTGTTTCTTCATTGTCTAAATCATCTTTTTTGCCTTTTAGCTTTACATTTTTAATTTCTTTATTTGCAAAATCAACATCTAAAGAATAAACATTGTTTTTCTTATCACTTCTTGATTTTTTAACATATAAAAATATTTTGTCATTTTTTGCAGTTCCTACAATCATATTATCTGTTGCAGTTTCTATAATTTGAGTTCCTAAATATTCAACATTCCCACTTTCATCTTTAGCCCTTTTAGTATGATGTAGTAAAACAATAGTAGCACCGAATTTATCTCTTATTTGTTGTAAAGTTTCCATAAATGGCTTAACATTGCTATCTTTTGATATTTCTCCATTAATAAAAAATTGAAGCCCATCTAAAATTATTAATGTATGTTTATTTACATTTTCTTTCATTAAAGTCATAGACAACAAAATATCCATCATTTTTGATTTATCATTTTTTACACCATTAAAATAATGAAATTTTGATTCATAATTATCCAATAAATCATTAATAGTATTTTTTACATATCCTATTGAACTATCTGGGTCAAAAAACAAAACATTTTCTACTTTATTTTCATTTAATAAATTTTTAGCCATACCAAATACTAAAGCAGATTTTCCAGTATTTGCAGGACTCACAATAGTTGTTATATTTCTTTTTATTAAGAGTTCTGGATATAAAAACTCTTGATTTTCTACATTTTTAATATCATCTTTTGTTATAGGTTCTGAAATTTTGAAGATATTATCTAACCAATTTGACTCAACAACTTCATTTTTCATTAATGAAATAGCATATTCAAAACTATTTTTAAAATGTTCCAAGTTTTCAAATTGATATAAATAATCACTAAAATCTTTAGATTTGCAATTTGTTATCTCTTTGAATTTTTTATGATTAAAAAATATTTTTTCACAAATTGCATTTTCATATAATTCAATCATTAAATTTTTACCATCATCATCATCAATAAAAATACAAGTTCTATCTTTTAGCCATTCATTATCTATTTTTTTAAATCCAGCACTTGGAATTGCAACAACTGAATAACCACATAATAAAGCACTTAAATAATCTCTTGTACCTTCTACAATTAAAGTAATAGGATTTTCATTAAATCTACAATAAGCATAATTAGAGTTTGTTCCATATAATGCTACCCATTTCTTAATTTCGTCCCCAACTTGCTTGTATCTATATCTCATAGTATTGGCAACACCTTTATAATTAGGTAGCAATACTACTGCTGTTTCTTTATCGTCAGGTTTCGCAACCTTTATCAAGTTAAAAAATTCAATTTTATCATCTGTGTTAGCTTCAATAATTGCATATTCAGGAACAATTGAATCTAATATTTCTTTGTGGTCTTTTAGTGTGATGTTTTTATGAAGCGGACTATTAAATGCTTTTAAAATAGCTGCATCACTCATATATTCTTTTTTAATAGTTTCATTACTAATTTGTTTAATTGGTTTAGTGTATTCTTCATTAGTATTTATGCTATACATTGCACATAAATCATTAATAGCATTGGGAATATCACAGCCATTCGCTTCAACAACAAAATCTATTACACTTCCACCTTTTTCGCTTCCAAAATCAAACCAACTATTAGTGTCATCGTAAATGTGAAGTGAGCTTGTTTTTTCGCTTCTTAATGGATTGAATTTACATTTTCCAGTTTTGTCGGGTCGAGCGTTAAATCTTTCTGCTATGTTTCGAATAGTTACTGTATTTTTGATTAGTTCTATCTTGTTCATTTGAAAGCCTTAACATAAAAACTTTCAATACTTCTATGATTTTTAATAATATTGCTATAAATAGTTTCTGTAACATTTAAAACGGGAAAAGATAATTTATCCCTATCTAAATCATTAAATCTAAAAACATGTGGGTATCTTGATTCATATTTTTTATCAACAGCTATGCAATAAATTCTATCTTCTTGAATTTCAGCAACTAAACAAAATATTTCTTTATTTAGATTTTTTAATAGTTCTAAATCCTGAACTACATCGCCTAATTTGAGATTTTTCATTTCTTCTATTGTCATATTCTTGCCTTATTTGAGTTTTTGTGCTTAGCTCTGCAAAGCTACTAAACACTTACACGGAGGCAAGGCAAGAGAAACGCCTCTGTGGGATTGCAGTCCGTGTAAGTATTTATTATTAAAATTAAAAAAAGGAATCAAACATAAAGTTGCAACTGCTCTAAGCGAATCCGCTATGAGTTTATATTTGATTGTTAAAATCTTACAAAAATAGAGATAAAAAACACCTTAAAAATCGTATATCTATAGGTTATAAAATTTTCAATCTATCTCTGATAGAGAAAATTATAACATATATATAAAAAAAGTCAAGAGTAAAAAGACTATATTTTTGTAAATTTTGAAATTTGTACTTTAACAGTTAGTTTTGAGTATGATTTTTTAATTGTTCTTGTAAGGTTTTTGGCTATATTTTAAAAGTTTAAAATTTCTCGATGTTTTCTAAAACATAGAAATTATACTTTTTATATATGATTTTGTCAAGGGTTTTGATGTGCAATTTTTGAGCATTTTTAATTGTTACAAAAAGTAACCAACTTTAAAATATTTATCTCATTTTTAATAAATCATTTACAAATAAGTTTTTAATTGGTATAGTTAAAATAAAAAAGGATAAATATGAAAAAGTTAATTTTAGTTGGATTATTATCAAGTGGGTTATTTGCTGATTATTTATGTGATACAGCATTGAGAGATATGCAAAAATATGCAGCTTCAAGTAATAAAGCTTATGAGTTGAAACTGTTTAATAAAGAAGAAGTTCAAAGAATGTTTTTAAAAAATGAATTGGAAAATGTTTTATTACATTGTAGTTTAAGTGAGGAACAGCAAAAGATAGTTCAAGGAAACTTAGATAAAACAATTCAAAGAATTTCAATAATAAGACAAGCTTTAAAATAAAAAACCACCCCGTTGATATTTAACGAGATGGCAAAAAAAAGGAGTAAGCTTTTAAAAGCTTGAACATATTATATCACATAAAAGTATAAACAATGGAGTTGCAAATGACAAGTAAATCATTTTCAAGATGTAAGAAAATTAGATTTAAAACAAAAAGTTTTGCTAATAGTGTAAAGTTTACAAAAAGATTTAGAGCAAGATTGGATAGAAGAAAAAACAAAGCTATTTTAAAATATACAAATGATGATACTAGGTTAATTAATATTATTAGATGTAACAATGGTAATTTGGAAATAGCGTAAAAAAGAAAGGAAATAATATGACAAGAGATGAAGCAAAAGAATTATTTAGCAAATGTCGAAGTGATTTTATTATAGATAAATTTTACGATTATTTTGAAAAAGAAAACAAGAATTAATAAATAAATATGCAGATTTAGCTGATAAATATACTGATTTAAAATTAAAAGGTAAAGAATGACAAAAACACTAACAAAACAACAATTTCAAGAATTAGCTTTTCCAGTTGTTGATGGAAAAAATGTAATTCCTGCTAAAATGGAGTTGTCTCCTAACAATATTGGAACGATTAATGGGAATCTTTATAAGATTGAGATAAAAGAGTTTGAGGATTTGGTTACATTGGAAAAAATCAATGACAACTAATCAAAAGAATCATATATCTAACGCTTTAATGTTTATGTGTAGATATTCTTATCATAGAAAAACATCTGCTGATATGGCGTCTGTATCTGCTTTAAAAGCATTATGGGAGTTTGTACCTGATAATCAAAGAAGATTAATAATTGATGAGATTAAAACAGAGATTGAAGTGATTGATAATGATACTTTTTTATGGGTTGATTTTTTAAAGTGGGCAGAAAATGAATAGAGAACTTATAGCACTTTTAAAAAGTGAAACTAATTTTATTTATGATAATTTTGATTCATTTACAAGTGAGTTTATAAAATGTGATTTTATAGATATGTACGAAGTAAGATTTGGAACAAATGAAATAAGATTTGTTTGGATTACTGATGAAGGACAGCATGTATCTGATAGTATAAATTTTGATACTTATGACAATTGGAAAAATAAAATTATTAAAGTTTAGTAACAAAAAGTAACATTTTAAATATTTTTTAGGTACAATAAAAATAAAAAGAGTTGCTTTGATATCTAAGAATAATGAATTGGTTAATATTTATTATGATTTATTTGAATATTTGGATAGTATGGAATTATTTATTGACGCTATTAAGCATTTCACAAAAACACCTAAGTTTAAAAGTGCGATATTGGTACAATTAGAGAATTTGAGAATGCTTAAGTTAGAAAATGAACTTAATATTCTTTATGACTTGCCTTTGAATACGCTAAAAGATTATGCGATGAGGTGGAAGCTGATACATAAGGCTAAAGAAGTTAAGAAGTATCAGAGTAGTATATTTGATTTTATAGGGGAGTAGAAGAGTGGCTAAAGCTAAATATGACTGGACTGAGATACAAAAAGCATATGAATGTGGCAAAACAGTAGATGAATTAGTTAAAAAATATGATGTAGAAAAAAAGACACTCCAAAATAAGATAAGTGAAAAGAAATGGGAAGTTTCGGGAAACATAAAAGCCGATATAACCGAACTTAAAACAAGTATCGGGAAAATATCGGGAACATTAGGGAATAATCCAGATAAAGCTCATATAATAGCTGAAGATGTTATTGACTGTATTAATCAAATAGCTGATTTAGTTGAGGGTGAAAAGATTGTAAAAAGTGCTACATTGTTAAACTTAGCTAGAACAGTTAATTATCTTAAAAACAACACTAAGTTAGAAAAAGTTTCAGCAGGTGCAGGAGTTCAGGAATTGGTTGAGGTTGGATTAGGTAGTAGTGATTTTAAAGAATGCCAAGATACTATCGATAAAGCCAGTTTAACATTAGGCGTAAATCAAAGGCACTCAAATAGTCAAGTTAATATCCAAAATACGAATGCAGTTCAATCAATTACAAAAATAGAGCGTGAGTTTATAGATTGATACTTAATATAAAAACTCCAAGATGGGCAAAACCTTTATTGACTCCAAGAAGATATAAAGGGGCAAAAGGTGGAAGAGGTAGTGGAAAATCTCACTTCTTCGCTGAAATGTTAGTGGAGTCACATATTTTAAATCCTGATTGTAATTCTGTATGTATTAGAGAAATACAAAAATCATTAAAGTTTTCAGCTAAAAAACTTATTGAAGATAAAATAAGAGCTATGGGCGTTAGTGATATGTTTGATATTACACTAACAGAAATTAGAAATAAAAATGGAAATGGTATTATTATATTTCAAGGTATGCAAGACCATACAGCTGATTCAATTAAGTCTTTAGAAGGATTTGATATTGCGTGGGCTGAAGAAAGTCAAAGCATTTCAAGACGTTCTATTGAGTTGCTATTACCTACTATTAGAAAACCAGGAAGCGAAATTTGGTTTAGTTGGAATCCATATTTAGATACAGACCCAGTTGAAACTATGATTAATTGGAATAAAGATGATGATTCAGTTTGTGTTCACGTTAATTATTTAGATAATCCATTTATTGACGATATTCTAATAAAAGAAGCTGAAAGACACAAAAGGAATAAGCCTGATAGTTTTGACCACGTTTGGTTAGGACAATATGCAACTAAATCAGATTCACAAATATTTAAAGATAAATATGAAATAAGAGATTTTGAAATAGATAAAAGTTTTGGAATACCTTTATTTGGAATAGATTTTGGGTTCGCTAACGATGCTACTACTGGTGTAAAAGTATATATTAAAAATGATATTTTATATATCTATGAAGAAGCATATAAGGTTGGGTTAGAATTAGATGATACAGCTATGTATTTAAAATCTAAAATTAGTGAAATAGATAAATATCCTATTGAAGCAGATTGTGCAAGACCTGAAAGTATTAGCTATTTAAAGCGTAATGGATTACCATTTATTAGGGGAGTTAAAAAGTGGAAAGGTAGCGTAATAGATGGAATTGAGTTTATTAAATCTTTTGATAAGATAGTTATTCATTCAAGATGCGAGAATACTATTAGTGAGTTTAGATTATATAGTTACAAGGTAGATAAAAGAACTGATAATATACTTCCAGATGTTGAAGACGCTAATAATCATATTATTGATGCCATAAGATACGCTTTAGAACCAGTTATGAAAAAGTCTAACTTAGATTATAATATATTAACAGCCTTTTAAATTCCATTTACTCCCATTTAAATTGGATAAAATATCATTAAAATACCAAATAAGGGTTAATTAATGATAAGTTTAATTATCAGTGCTTTTTTATATATTGCACCTGCTAGTAGAAATGACAAAAAATATACAGTACATAGAAGATATGATGGGGGGCTACTTATATGAGTAAAATACAAAAGGGTGAAGTTAAAAACCCATACGGTAGAGCAGGTAAGCCCCAAGAACAAAGGGCAGATGGTTGGAATAATATCTTAACCTCACTAGGCAACAAAAATGATACATCATCTTACACTAAATACAGCTACGACCACCGTTTAGACTTCGGAACACTTGACAATCTATACAGCGGTGACGGAATAGCAAAAAGAATAGTAGATATAATCGTAGATGATGCAACAAGAGATTTTATTGAAGTAGAAGAAAGTTTAGAAAAAGAATACGATAGAATCAAGTTAAAACCAACTTTGGTTAAATGTTTAAAAGATGCAAGATTATATGGCGGTTCAATTTGTGTTGCTTTAGTTGATGATGGTGGAGAATTTGACGAGCCTATCAATTACAATAGAGTTAAGCAATTAGTTAAGCTAAGACACTATGACAGATGGCAAGTAAGTTGGACTACAACAGATTTAAATAACGACCCGTTAAGCCCTGATTATGGAATGCCTGAATATTATCAAATATCACCTTTAGTTGGAATGCCTTACAGAGTTCATACATCAAGGGTATTTAGATTCGATGGTATTCAAACGCCTGAAAGAATTAAGGTTAATAATAACGGGTGGTGTGATAGTGTTTTACAAGGTTGTTTTAATGGTTTAATGCAATATGGTAGCGTTGCTGGTTATAGTGCTAATATCATAAGAGATTTTATCCAAGTTGTTTTAGGGGTTAAGGGATTATCTGAAATGCTAAGACAAGGAAACGACGACCTTGTAACTAAAAGAGCTACTATTATAGATATGACAAGAAGCGTTGCTAATACTGTGTTTATTGATAGTGATGGGGAAACATACGATAAAAAAGCATCTTCGGTTAGTGGACTTGATACTCTTTGGGATAAGTTCAAAGAAAAATTATCAAGTGAAACTGGAATACCACAAGTAAAACTTTTTGGTGATGGTATTGGTGGATTATCAAATGGAAGCAATGATACAAGAAGTTGGTATGATGTAGTACAAGCGTACAGAGATAGTGAATGCCCTCCATTTATTGAATGGATTAATAAAATCTTAGAAGCTCAAATTATATGGAAAAATAGACCCACATCGCTAGAACATAGTTTTCCTTCGTTATGGACTCCATCAGAAGCAGAATATGCAGATATTAAACTAAAAACAGCTCAAACAGATAATATTTATTTTGCAGCTCAAGCAGTAGACCCTGAGTATATTTATCATTTAAGACATCAAAACGGATATTTTAGAACAGAGATAAAGTATGATGAAGAGGATTATATGGGATGGTTGGCTGAAAGAGTGGTTAAAGAGGATAGTTAGTCCTCTTTATTATCTAATATCCACTCTCCATATTTTAATGAAATAACAATATTTTTATCAAATAATATTCTAATATTATAAATAGTAGCATTATTAAGCAAACAATAAATCTCTCTTATTGCTTCAATATTTTGATTATTAAAATTATTGACATTTGCAACTATATAGTTTTCTATAGCAAGAGTTGATAAGTTATAAGTGTTATTTCTTTTTGGTTCAATATTTATAAAAATATTTTCTTCTTCTAAAGATAAATATGTTTGATTAATAACAACACCTATTATTTTTAATTTAAATGATGTATTCATTTCTTCAATATTTTCATTTATCATCTTTTATCCTTTTTTCTCTTATCATACCAAAACAATTAAACATAAATCAACATTTAGCTATAATATAATTAATAAATTTACATAATGTGTAAAAAGGTAACGAATGAATATAATATTTTTAGATATAGACGGTGTTATGAATATGTACGGTGCTTCATCAAGAACATTTATGAAGGATTACGGGCAACACATAGAGCCACATTTGGTTAATAGATTAAATTATATTTGTGAAAATGTAAAAGATTTACAGATTGTGATTTCTTCATCTTGGCGTCACGATATGGAAGATTTAGAAAAGCAACTTAAAGAGCAAGGTTTTAAATATTGGCAATTAGTTATAGATAAAACTTGCAAATCATTATTAAATACAGATAAAAAACCACCTTATGATTTAAAAGAGGATTATTTATATTCTTTTAGGGGTGAACAAATAAAAGAATGGTTAGATAGAAATAAAGTTACTAAATATTTAGTTATAGATGATGAAATAAGCGATATTTGCGGAGAAAAATGTAATATTATTCCTAAAGAAAATGTCTATCAAACAGATGGAAACGAAGGAATGCTACATAAAGACGCTATGAATATAATTAACTATTTTAGAGGTTAGACAATGGCACTTAACCAACCAACAATGAGAATGATACAACGTAGAAAAGAATTATTAGGACGTAGAGGATTAAAAAAACAAGCTCCAATTATGACATACCCTAAAGTAATTGAAAAAAAGTATCAAGCTGAATTAATTAATTTTGTTAATGTGATATCTAAAGAGATTAATATGAGATTGATTGAATCATTAAATCAAATAGACAATCAAAGAAAAATAGAGTTAAATTTGGATAGTTGGGTTGATAGCGTAGATGATATTATGGAGTCTTTAAAGGTGTGGGGAATGGCAAAAGCTAGTGAGATGTTAGCAGTTATAACGCTAAAGGCTTCACAAATTGGAGATTGGAATACTAAGCAATTTAAACAATCTATTAAAACAGTTGTAGGAGTAGACCCAATATCAAAAAATCAAGGCTATCAAACACTTATTCAAAGTTGGAGTAAAGAAAACAGCAGATTAATTACTTCTATTCAATCTAACTTACTTGATGATGTTGCAGGTGTAACACAAAGGGGAATGAGTGCAGGAAAAAGTATCAATGATATATCTAAAGAGATTAAAGAGAGATACGGTGTAACTAAGTCAAGAGCGAGAACTATTGCGAGAACTGAGGTTGGGAAGTTAAACGGAAATTTAACTAAAGTTAGAAATCAAGAGTTAGGGATTAAGACTTATACTTGGGTAACTGCGAATGATGGGGAGAGAGTAAGACCATCGCATAGAGAATTACATAATTTATTATGCAGTTGGGAAGATGATACGATATGCAGTCGGGACAATGGCAAAACTTGGATAAAAAGAAAATCAATCGGTGCATTTGTAGGTGCTCCTGGACAAGACATAAATTGCAGATGTACATCAAGAAGTAATGTATCTAGTTTACTTGATGAACTTGGGATTTAAAGAGTCGGATTAGGACTCTTTATTATCTAATATCCATTGACAAGCTTTAATAATTGATTTGATTTCACAGTTATCTTCGTTAAAATAATGCATATTTAAATTTGGATGTTGTTCGCCATAAAGAATACCTACATTTATTTCAGAATTTTCTATGTCAGTTTCTACAAAAAACATATTTACTTTTTTTTGCTTACAAGCCCACTCTTTACATTTAATAAAAACAAACTCATAAATATTAACCATTTTCATTCCTAGATTAGAGTGAGCTATAATAAACTCATTCTTTATAAAAACTTCGTGGCATTTACTATTGGTAACATCATTAAATAACTCTTTACTAATCATACTAAATCCTTTTTCTCTTATTATAATCTATCCATATACAAAAATCAACTATTTAGCTATAATTTAACAATAAAATAAAATAAGTATTACTAAAGGTAACATATGAAAAATTTGACAAAAAAAATAAAAAAATAGTAAAATTTAAAAAAATAACAAAAAGGTAAAAAATGATACAAAAACAAAAAATTTCCACATTCGCCAATGGATGTATTAGCATATAGCGAGAATAAAAGAAGACACACTTTAAGACTTAGAACGCAAGGGCAAGGTAGAAGTGCAGAATTTTACGCAAAGTTAAATAAAAAAGAATTAGAGCAAATTGTAATGTATATTGAACAAAATTTTAGTATACACAAAGAAGATTTTTAATATGAAATTCAAAACAGCAAAAATAGGAACAGAAGTTTACAACAGTAAAATAGGCAAGGGAACAATCGCTAAGATAGAAGAACATAGAATAATCACAGTTCATAATAAAAAGACTTTTGTTTGGACTTTAGAGGGTGAAGGGATTATAGGACAACTGCATTATTTTGGTAAGGTTAAGATATAATTACAAACCTACGCTAAGCCTCTACTTGTACGCTTAGCTTGTGTTTTAATAAAGAGTCGGATTAGGACTCTTTACACATTTTCACAATAGCACCCAAAACCACTTCTTTTATATTCTCCACACTTTGAACATCTGTAAAATTCAGAATCAAATAATATTTTTAGTCTTTGAATATCTTTTTGCATTTTATTAGCATTGTTTATAAAATTTTCTAATTCTTCGATAGATTCTTTTATATATTCTTTTGGATAGCCAGAACCATCTTCTAGCCATAAATGCGTCCATTCTTCTTGTTCTTCAACTGCTTTTAAAATTTCTAAACTTGTCATCTTAAATCCTTTTTCTCTTATTATAATCTATCTATACATTATTTTCAACTATTCCCACCAATAAATCAAATTTATTTTTACTGCTGTTACGATATGTTACAATTCATAATATTATTTAAAGGATAATAAAATGCAACAATTTAGGATAGATAAAAATCCATTGCCAAAAGTATATCGGACAAGTGAAGGATATATTAAAGGTACTGCGATTGTTACTAGAACTGGAATATTTAAGTATGTAGATAATCAAGGTAATATAAGATTAGAACTACGCCATCCAGAGGACGTTCTGGAAGAGGATAGCTTAGAAAGTTTAAAACAAATTCCAATCACAGTAGAACACCCAACTGTTTTAGTGGATTCTTCAAATGTTAAACAGCTAGGAGTTGGATTAACTGGTGAAACTGTAAAAATAGATGGCGAAAACATTAAAACTACTGTTACTATTACAGCTATTGAAGGAGTTGAAGCTATTAATAGTGGAAAAGAAGAATTAAGTTTAGGTTACACGCTTGACTTAGAAGAGGAAGAAGGCATCTATAACGGGCAACCTTATACACATAGACAAAAGAACATAAGATACAATCATTTAGCTATTGTTGAGAGAGGTCGAGCGGGTGCAAATGCTAGACTAAATTTTGATAGTTTTGAATGTGGTATGATTGTAGATGAAAATATAATTCACGAAAGGGAAAATATGGTAAAGATTAACATTGATAATGTTGATGTTGAAGTTAATGAAGCTGTTAAGAAAGCGTATGATTCATTAAACGCTAGATTAGATAGTGCAACTGCTGAAACTGAAGCATTAAAAGCAAAGTTAGATGAAAAAGAAGAGGAGCTTAAAAAAGCTAAAGAAATTAATTCTGATTCTGCTATTTCTGAAAAAGCAAAAGCAAGAGTAGAACTAATCGCTAAAGCTGGAAAAGTTGTAAACATTGATGGTCTTTATGACTTATCAGATAGAGAGATTAAATTATCTGTTATTAAATCAAGATATGACTCTTTAGATTTAACTGATAAATCAGATGATTATGTAAGTGCTAGATTTGATGCAATTTGTGAAGCATTAACAAATAATGATGAAGCAATTAAAAAGCAACAATCACAAGCTAAAGAAGTGAACGAGCCTAAGAAAAACTTAGATGCGTTAGAAATTATTAAATCACAATGGAAGGTAAATTAATATGCAAACATCTTATACACAAGATTATGTAATCGGACAAGTTGGTCAAATTGCTGATATTTCAGATAGAACAATTGACACATTCGCTGCTGAAGGTGAAATTGGATTCGGTATTGCTGTTGCAAGAGGAACAAATAAACAAAAGCAAGTTATTCCATTCGCAGGGACTGGATTTGTAGGTATTTCTGTATTTGAACATAATGAAAATGGTCTTTATAAAGATGAAGATTCAGTATCTGTTATGACAAGTGGTAGAATTTATGTAACAACTGCTGCAACTGTGGTGGCTGGTACGACTGCTTATGCTGTAAATGCAACTGGAGCTATTACAAATGTTTCAACTGCTGCAACTGCAATTGGTAAATTTTTAACAAGTGGTACGGGAATTGTCGTACTAGAATTAAACTAAGAAAAGGATTGATATGTATACAAATTTAGATTCTGCTGAAACAATGTTTTTTCAAAGAGAATTAGAGCAAGTAAAAGCAAAAAGTTACGATGTTTTAAAAGCTCCATTAAAAGCGTTTGAATTAATTCCAGTTGATTCAACAACAGCTCCGGGTGCAACAACAGTAACATACGAACAATATGATTCAACTGGCATTGCAAAAATTATCTCTAACTATGCAGATGACTTACCAACTGCTGATGTAAAAGGTAAAGAATTTCATTCAACAATCAAATCTATCGGTAACTCTTATGTTTATTCAAAAAATGATATTAGAGCGGCACAATTTGCTGGTAAACCTTTAAATCAAAGAAAAGCTAATGCAGCAGTTGAAGCTCACAGACAATTAATGAATAAGTTAGCGTTTTTTGGTGATGCTGAATACGGGATTCAAGGTTTATTAACAAACTCTAACATTCCATCTGCTCCAGTTGTTGCGGGTGCTGCTACTACTTTAACGTGGGC